TTATCGCGCGAAGCCAGTTACCCGCGCCCGGATACTCGTAGTCGAGAACAATGCTGACGATGATCAGGACGGCGCTGACCACACCTCGCGTGAACTTCTTACCCACCTCAATCCACCGCCCAGGCGAGACTGCCACGGAGGGTCGGCACTGACTCGATCCCGCCGGGCGATACCGTCTTCGTATCGACTCCGAAGCAGATGCCAGCCGCCGGCCCCTCGCCCAGATCGCAAATCACGATGTCGCCGCGCTGGGCGAATGCCACATGTTTCGGCTCTCCAAACAGCGCCGTGAGCATCGCCACGGGGCCGCCGCGCTCTTCGAGGACCGCGACCCCCTCCTCGAGCGTTCGGTATGCCGGAAACTGCGGACGATAATCGATGCCGGTCATGACCAGCACCGCGCCACCCACGAACTGCCAGCAATCCCAAGTGCCGTACTCCCGCGGGCGCGTCCTGTTCTCAAACTGGTAGGTGCACAGCTGCGCCCACCACGCGTGAACCTTCATCGCTGATAGTTCCGCGCCGGAAATGTAAGGCCGCCGACAACCGACTGCGACGAGCCGCCGCCCCCCCACAGTGCCTTCTTCAGCACGGTGTTGTTCACCTGATTCAGTCCAAGGTCACCCGGATAGAACGACTGCTGGTCTTCATGCGTGTAATGCCATCCGTCCACACGATCGATCACCGCGAGTCGATGCTCGACGATCATCTTGACGATCGGAGCCTGACCATCCTGGCGGCTGAATGAATCGATGCGGCCGCGGAACGACTCCTCGGGTGTATCGATCAGCGCCAACGTTTCTGGATTGAAGAAGCCCAGATATTCGATGCATTCATGCCCGAACGAATTATCGATGTCGTCCTCGTCGATGAGCGCCGGATCGACTCCAGAGATCGAGTACGTGCGACGCTGTACGCCGAGCTCCGAGTTTTCGGGTTCGCCGTCTATTGCGCACATCCCGGCGAGCCCGATATACGTAGTTCCGTTGAGCACGAGATCGCCGAGACCGGTCCAGAAGTAGAGGTGCCCGCTCGGCAGATCAATGTCGAGCGCGTTGAACGGGTAATACTTTTCCTTCGAGACTTCCAGCTCGTTAGGAGAAGACGCAAACCAGGTCATTGGCCGAGTAGCGTCGTCTTGCCGCGCTTAAACTTCGCGGGATCGGGCCGTTCCGGCTCTGTGTGCTCAATCACTTTCCCGAAAGAATCGACAACGACACAGCCGGCGCGCTCGGGATGGAGCATCGCATGGATGCATCCGGCGATCAGGCGCGCGAGCCATTTCCACCGCACAGATTTGCGGAGGATCACATCTTCCTCATGCATCTTGCCGGAGAATATTGTGCGTGGGCTCGCGAAATACACGACCGCTTCAAATCTCATAGGCCGCAAGCCTCTTCGAAGTCGCACGAAGCCGAAGTGAAGTAGCCAGGATCGTTGTCCCAACCAGTCGATTCGCCCGTATAGATGAACCGCCCCATTGGCTGGTGAACGATGATCGCGGCGTTATCAGCGGGCGTGCCGCGCAACGGCGGCTCGAACTGCATGTAGGCAAGCCCTGCTGAATCGCTGTTTACAGGAGCGGTTAGAATCTTCAACTCGCTGCCCAACGAGGTCACTATTTCAACTTGATCGTCGACGAGCAGCAGTCCGTTTGTGCTGGATGGCCAGCCCTTCGTATACAATGCGGAGCCGGTTTGAGCGGTACCGGTAGTTACGGCACTCGTTGTCTGACCGCCCATCGTCGGTACGCTGCTGCGAGCTGCGCCGAGACGCCAGCTGTACACGGAGCTGGTCCCATTACCGGCGTAGTTGTCGCTCGTACCATTCTCCAGGCCGAATTGAGTGAAGAACGTCACTGATGCAGCAGCTCGCGTCACAACGGCGCAGTAGTAGTACCCGTTCCCCTTGTCAACGATGAACGCTCGACCGTTGATCGCGGAGCCGGAGTTCGTAATCGCGCCCGCGGTACCGCTCCCAAGATTGAACGTGCAGGCTGAATAATCCGTGCCAGACGAACCGACATAGATACGGATATTCCTGGTGCCGGACGCCCTCTTGAAGTATCCGAATGCGCAGAGGTCTTCTGCTTGCGAGGCGCGCGACACAGACTGAGTGACGTAGTGCTGCGACGTCGACGAGTTCTCGATGATCGCGTCAGCGCCAGTCAATCCTGTTGGATCAGTTCCTCCCGGGCTGATGCTCGAACCGCCCTTAGTCCATGCGGCATTGTCAATCTCATCAGACCGCAGAAGCAGGTTCGGAAAGTTATCGACCAAGGCGCAACGCGCCAGAGAGATATAAGCGACTTCATAGTAATCGCCGGCAGAAACACCGGTCGTGACATTGTCGCTTACCGAAACAACATACCCGCTGGTACCCTGCGGAACGCAGACCACGGACAGCATCCCATAAGCTGACGATGAAAGGCTCGCTTCGGTCACACCGCCGACCACCGATACCGATGGCGTCATCGCCGCAGAATTTCGGCCTGGATACACAAAGGCACGCGCAACATGCGGTGCGTTCTGTGTTACGAGAACTGTCGCGCCTGAATTGCTTACTGCACAACCATTGATGCCGTTGCTCAGAATCCGCGTAGCGCGGAGCCGTCTATCTGCTGCGGTGATGGCAGTAGTCGGCGAAAACGCCGTCCACCCAGATGTACCATTGGCGAAAATATTATTCGCCATAAGCTCGACGGCAGGCATCGAGCCGCGGCGTTGATAAGACGTATCGACCAGATACGCGCGATTCTGACGCCCTCGAAGAGACGCCAGCCATGAGCGAAGGACGGCCCTGTTAGATCGTTCCTCGGATGTACTTCCGCCATGCGAAGTGAATCGCAATGATGCGCCAAGCCGATCCCCACCCCTTACAGCGGTCTTAACAACGCCGGTATACATACCGCGGGATATTCCCACGGAGTCGATATAACGGATGGACGTCTGCGCCTGCCGCAGATGCAGAGGGATAAGCAGGTCACTCATCGCGGTGGCAGCGGATATTTTTTACGCAGGTAGCCCTGCACGATGTCATCCTTCAGCGCGTCGTTATTGCGGCGTAGGATTTCAGGGAGCGCTTGAATGAGGTCGGTCGTCGCGCCGCGCGCATCAATGTTGTAGACAGGGGCAAGCGTGACACCGCCACCGCCGCCGGCATTCTGTGCAGCCGGGATCACAGCTTCCCCCTGATGGATTAGCGCAAGCCCCGTGCGTGGAACATAGTTGGTGCCAGACGCATAAGTCGGCACCTTAGACTGTGTCACGACGACCGGTGAGATCTCGCCGCTGCCTCCGAAGATTGAGCCGAGGATTTGGCCGAGAAAGCCTCCGAACTGGCCGGCAGTGGATGCTTTGTTTAGCGACGCTGCGAGGGCATCACCGATAGATGCGATGGCCTGATACAGAGCCCGGTCACTCAGCGCCTTAATCAGATTGCGCACGAAGTTCTTACCGACAGATCCGCCCTGATCGAACGCTGACTGGAGGGATGACTTGAAGTCTCCGACGAACTCGTGTACCTGCCGCTGCGCTTCGGTCAGATACTTCGCGAGGCTCACGGTACGCTGCGAGATGACGACCGGACTTATAAATGACTCATTCTCGAATTTGCCCCATGCCTCTTCCAGACGTTTTGCGGCCTCCGTCGGATCAATTATCTTTTCGTCCAATAGGTTCAGCGTATGTTCTTTGAACAGACGATATTGCTCGTAGACAGAATCCAGGGAGGCCTTGGTATCCTGATCCCATTGCTGGAGTACGGGGTTGATGCCTGCGCGGCCACCCACGATCGCCTTCTGAGCACTTATCGTGAATGGCTCGATGTCCGAGAGAAATCCCGGCAGGTCACCCGTGAAGTTCTGATCCGAACCCGACGAGATTGAGCCGCGGCTATGGGTCTGCCGGCCTTGCTCTGCGATTCTCAGTCGTTCCTCAAACTCCTTAATCATCCTTTGCCGCGCGTTTGCGGAAAAGAATCCTGTCCCGATATCGCCGTATCCGACAGCAAAGAACGATTCGCTCGGATCTTCCTTCAGAAACTCCAACTGCTCGCGAAGCTTTAGCAGCTTGTCCCCACTAACGAGGGCGGTGATCTTGTCGAAGATCGACTCAAGGCTAGGGGCGACTTTGGAGACCAGTCTGGTTGCAAGTCCATCCCATGCCGCACTCATCCGTTCGATAGACTTGTTCGCCTCTTCTAGCGTCTTGAGCTGCGCCTCAGTGAACGACGCACCGACCTGACGCGCTTCCTCTCGCGCAGCGCGGAGACCGTCCGCACCCTTTTGAAACGCTGGTCCAAGATCTGCTCCGGCCCTACCGAGTAAGACCATTTCTGCACGAGTCTTGTCGCCGGCATCGGTCAGTTTCGAAATTCGGTCTGCAATCAGTTCGAACTTCTTATCCGTTTCAAGCCCGATGAAATCCTTTGTCGTTAGACCTAGTGCTGCAAGCGCGTCGCGCTGATCTTTACTGCCGGTCGCAGCCAACGATAGCGCTCGATTCATCTGCGTGAGCGCCTTCGCCAGTTCATCCTGTGAAACGCCGCTCAGCTTGAACGTATAGGCGAGTTCACTGAATGCCTGTCCGGTCGTGTTCGCGCGCTGCGAAAGCGTTAGAAGACGATCACCGTTCTCAATGACCTTCTTGGTCAATTCTGCGAAGGCACTTGCGGCAACGAACTCGCCAATGCGTTTGACGTTGTCGCCCCACTTCTCGAGCCGCTTATCGATGCGATCAATGCCGCTCTCGAAGTTCGCAGTTTTGGCCGCAATGTCGACAAGGATATTGAACAGTGCCATGACCGATCAGCCTCCAGCTGCGCGCTTAGCTTTCCGCTCAGCCCGGTCAATTGCCTGTTCGACAGAATTAATCACTTCCTGCGCTGCCTCTCTGTTTTTTGATTCGAAAACGCCCGTCACGAACGGCCGCCGGAAGAATCTACCTGCTCGACTGTGCCAACCTTTTTCGAGGAAGCGCCAATAGAACGCATTCTCTGCGCCACCACTCTTACCGACCGTGTTGATAATCACGCGACCGCGAACAGTGCTTGCTGTCTTCCTGGTCTTTACTTCGATGTTCCGCGCGAGTCGGCCCGTGCGCCTCGGTGCCGACTGTTCTATAAATGCGGCAAGCAGATCTGCCGCCTTTCTCACAGCGGTTCGGATTGCCTGCTTGGGAAGATAATCACGCAAATCCTGAAACGCGGCGCGCACATCCTTGTGACCTTGCAACGTGATCTCGACGTCGTCATTCATCTCGGCTTGCCAAAGAATGAGCGAGACTTCGCGTCGAGATCTTCTGGAGGACGATCAACAGACTGTGGCTTCTGCATGTCGCGCTCCTGCAGCACGTGATAAGCCATGATCTCGGTAATTTCCGAGCTCGAGCAGGTAGCAAGAAGTTCGCGGCGTGTCCTGCCCAGCTTCAAGGCGATGCCAATTACGGCTCGTCGCCAAGGCTGGGCTTGGAGTTTCCCACGACCTCCTCCAGACCTTTGTCGGAGAGACCGTTCAGGCGCTGAGCGACACGCCCCACCCGATCCAGAGCGCGCGAACTCTTCTCGCCGAGGGCCGCTATATCCGACTCGCCGAACAGAAGCGAACCGTTCTCATCACAAATACATCGCACAGCGAGTTTCGAGCGCGCATTGACTAAGCTCGCCTCTCTATCACGATAGAGCGATGCCTCATAGGCGTCGCGCTCGGTACCGGACATTTCGCGAAGGAGAACCGTCCCACCCCATTCTGGAACTTTGACTTCTTCGCGGAGCAGCGCCGAGGAACCGAGAATCTGATCTCGCGAAAGACTCATGCGAACCACGCGGGCGCGTTCGTGACACGAAGCGTGACGTTGTTCTTCACCGCGCCGTCAGGCTGTACACCGCTGAAGCTGAACTGCTTCACGCCGGCCATGAATGCCGCGACCGATCCATCTGACAGGGTCAGCGAAAACGGCACGATGAGCTGGCCGGCCTTGATAGCTCGCAGTCGAGCCTGTCCGCTGTCGGAAGACTGTAGCAACTCGATTGTCACTTGGCCGAAGTCCTGCAGGCCGAGCAGGAACTCTTTCGCCTGCGATTGCAGATTCGTCGTGTCGATTTCCGAGGATTGACCGTCGAAACCCTGAATATTTGTCCCCTGCGAGACATTCAGCATCGTCCATTTCTGCAGCGTTCCGCCGGAACTCGAATAAGCCGTATTGGTGCTGCCGTCCTCGCCCTTCAGAGTGGCCGCAGATCCACTCGGCGAAGCGATAACGAAAGCGCGGTTGTTGAGATTCGTTGGACCACTGGTCAGCGCAGCCACGACTGCGATATCGCCCGCCACAAGAGTATTGGTGACGGTGAGCACGACCGGGTTCGCAGCGGTCGCCGCCGTGATAGTGAGAGCCGACCCAGACGTCGCGCTGCCAACGGCGAGCTGGCCGCCTTGGCCTTTAATTGCAGCCATTTGCTATCTCCAGATATGAAAAAGCCCGCACGAGGCGGGCGGAATTGAAGTTGTAAGATCGCTCAGCTCGACCAGACGCCGAACTGATTGCTGACCTGATAGACACCATCGAGATTTATGAAGGGCTCGATCGTGTCGGACGGACTCTGCAACGCGAGATGACCAGCGGTCTGCAAAGCGGCTCGGCACGCTTGCGCCAACTGGTCCGCGGCGGCATACGTCGTTGCCTGGGCGTCCACCTGCACAATCGAGTAATCGAGTCCGGCCCACCCATCTAACGCATTCACCGGATCGACTGAAATCTTCGTGAGCACGACCGCCGGATACGTGTCTTTGTGGTCAAGCGGGGAGATGCGGTCGGCTGCGAGCGCAACGACCGTAGAGTCAGCTGCCAGCACGTCATGCGCGATCTGGACTGTCACTGGTTAGACACGCGCTCGAACGTCCTGCTTTCACTCGAAAGGTCAGTAACGTCCCGAACTACTTCGGCCGGCCCAGTGATAATCACAGTCTTCGCTATTAAGCTCAGACGAACCGTATTGATTCGGTCCAGCCCCGCACTGAACTCGATCGCGATAACCCCCGTCATCTCTTCGCCATTTACCCAAACCTTACCTCGGCAAGGTCCGGTCATCTGAATGCGAATTTCATCATTCATGGTGTAGCCGCCTTGCATAGAAGATCTAGACCCTCTCGCCGGCCGATCTCCGCGGGTGGGCTCACGAGCGCAAAAACACTCCCGCTGTCGTCAACCAGCTGGTCTGTCGCGAGTACATCGCCGCGCCAGCGAATGGTCCATGTCGCCTGCAGCTCTGGATTCACCTGTTTCGCGGCGAAGTACTCACGGCCTCGCAAGTCCTTCTTGCCAGCCCAGACACTTGCGTAGGCCGTATACGAGACGACCTGCTCTCCTACCGTGTTACGGGTCAGGACCCGATGCTGGAGCGACACGAGACGATCCAGCTTTCCGGCGCGCATCAGGAAACTCGCGTATCCCGGTAGTGCGATAGAAACGACTCGACCCCAAACGGTATCTCGCTGAATGTTCCGCTCGCAATCGCTTCTCTGTTCTGGTCTGCATGCGAGATCAACAGTCTCATGGCATGCATGATCGGGTTCGGTACGCTCGAGAGGTCCCAACCTGCGACAAATCGCACGGTGATCGCGGCTGACTGACATCGCACCGTAGGCCAGCAGACGTTATAGGCCGGCTCGATATACGGCCGCCCAGACTGCGCAGCCACCCCAAGATTCACGCCAACGTACTGACTCGGGTCAAGCGTCTGCGTTGCGCCGTTTCCATCGATATACGAGATGGACGTAATCGACTGGACAGGGCCCACCGGGAATACGATCCGCTGGCGGTAGTAGCCGCCCGAAACGACACACGGCCAGTCCTCGTCGATCGTGTAATCAAGGGTCTGCGTGGCAAGCCGCAGATGGCATTCGTTCTCGACGAATTGCCGTGCTGCGAGAATGTAGCCCGCGATCAGGCCGTCCTCGTCCGTGTTGGTGATCCTGCAATGCGCCTTCGCTTCCGCGAGGCTAATTGGATCGAACATTGGCGCGGTTACAGATGCCAAGCCCACGGAGTGCCCTCTCGTATTTCATCGTCTGACCACTGGGTCCAAGCAAGCCAGTGACACCACGGCTCACGCTCGCCGATATAGGCCATGTTCTTGGCATGCCCTGTAACTTCGTATGCCATCGCACCTTCATCCATCGTTACGGTGGCAACGCCGTTCAGAACGCACTGCACGCCAATCGATGAATTGAGCGTCACGGCGATATCGGTTGACCGGAAATCGCCGGCATCGGGAAGTCCCGTCAGATTCTGTCCGGCCGGGTGCTTGCGGAAATTCGATGGCCACAAGCCAAGCGAAGCGTACCAGTCCTCGACACGCGGATATGAAGGTGAATACGACTCGGTCTGGCCACAGAGAACCACGCGCGTTGCGGGCTCACGATTGATCGACTTGAGCTCAAATCCATGCCGCTCCCAGCGTTCGCCGTTGAAGTTCTCCGGCACCTTGTGATTACCGCGGCGGCCGTGCCCATTCCACACCAGCGAAACGAACTTCTCGGTATCTCCGAATGAGCATCGGTCGACCAGCAGGAACTCACCGCCATCGCGCTCGATTGAACGCCATAGCGTCGTTCCGAGAAGGATTGGAAACCCTTCGTCATGCCGGAATCGATCCGAGGTGATCTCGACCGTGACGCCGACTTTCTTCAGCCCTTCCGCAAAGAAGGCCGCACGTTTTGGCTGCCATGCGATGTTCGGGCTGCAGTGAATGACGGCGTGCATCAGATCCTCGGAGTCGGCGTCGAGTAGTAAAGCAATTGGATTGACTTTCTCACCGTCTGCGAGCGGTGAACCCGATGCCACGAATGATCCGTCACTTTGAACGCATAACCTCGATTGAACCCGTACTGAATCTGCTTCGTGCGTTCGCCCGAGCGGTCCTGCAGGACCACGCCTTGCTCGAGATGCGAGTCGTCGTCAGCTAGGTAGACCTGACACGTGATTACCTTGCCGGCGCAATCCGTGTGCCGCCGTATCCGATATCCATGCGCATCCTCGACAAGAAGCGCGGTCGGATAGATTTGCGCTTCTTCGACTCCGAGCCTATCGATCAAGGCTCGCTGTAGTTCGGGAGATTTCAGTCGCTCAGCGATCTGCGGGAATGCATGCTCAAGAGGCTGGTATCGCCTCAGCGACGTTCCGTCATCCTTCATGATGTCTGAGTGACGAAGCCACGAATAACCCGTCACAGGCCATCGTGACGCGATATAGCGCGCCTCGTCGTCGGCCAGGAACTGTTCGAACTCCAGATGCGGCCACGGCGAATCGCAAAGGGCGGCCGCGTCGATCTGTACTATGCCGCTTCCCAAAGCTTCCTCAGCGGGTCAGAGCGCGGTAACTGATCCATCTTCGGATTGCCGTGGAAGACCATGATTGGAGCCGTGGGCTCATTTCGCATACGGCCGTACTTGTACGAGCCGACCATCTCATCTGGCAGAAAACCGATTCTGTCAGGCCATAGGAGCCTGGTCAGATAGTTCTGATCGCCGTGCAGTTCAGTCGTGACGTTCGGGGTAAAGCGTTCCCACGCGTCGCGCATGGCTTCCGCGTTCCACGCCATTACCGAGCTATTGCAGACACCGTTGCCACCTAGCAGACGGCGGGTCTGCGGATCGATGTCCTTTCGTGGACGCTTCAGCGAATAGCTGAAATCGTCGCGCATCCAGAGTTTCGATGGATCTTGCCGTGCGATGTCCGCGATCCTGTCAATGAGCGCCGTAAGCACCACGTCGAGGTCCAGATACAGCACGTTGCCCTCGAGCTTCTGGAATAACTCCAGTTTCGTCCACCAACCCGTCAGATCACTGGTCAGCGAACGGCATTCGATGTCCGGCACCTCGTTGTCGGTCAGGCAGACGAACCGATGCGGGATCGAAAGATGCCGCATCACCATCGCCTGCAGGCGATACACCCACAGGTCCGAGTAACGCGTGCCCCATTTGACGCAGGCGACGGTCAAAGTTCCCATAGTGCCAGGCTACAAATCTGCTCGCTGCCGTCCTGCACCTTCGCAATCGGTTCACCAAGTCCGTATGGCGACTTGCGCAGATCAAGCCGCGTGAACTGCGGCGAACGCTGCGGTAGATCCTCGCCGTTGAACTGCGTCGCGATCAGGTAAGGTGAAACGCTCCTGAAGCGCTCAAGCGCCATCAGAATGCGTGGCTCGTCCAGATGGTTGAGCACCATCCGGCACAGGATTGCGTCGCACTCGGGCAGATCCTGCGTGGTGATATCGAGCTTCGTCACGCTCTGGTCGCGTGGAATCAGATCGAACGCCCGATAGTCCACATTCCATTCAACGCCCTTCACGTAGAAGAGATCGCCGGCACCTGCATCACAGATCGTACGGATCTCGTATTGCTCACACCACTGCGGTAGTGCTGCCCTTGAAAGGGCCGAGTTCCTTCGGAGTGATCCGTTACCGCATTCGGTTTCGGGATAGCCCGCACGCCAGCCTTTGGACATGCGCTCTAGCATTTCGGAATCAGAGAGCATCAATACCTACTTTCGGAAAGCAATCGATCGCCGATTCGGCGGAGCAGTTCAGGATCTCGACCAGCCCCTGTCGCGCAACGCTGCGGTACAGATCGACGAGCTCGATATGGACCCCATCCCGAACCTTCACTTTCGGCCAATGCTGGAGATTCCGCGGGTACTCGCCAAAGTAATGGCGCGGTCCAGATCCTACGTGTTGCTGATAGCCGTCATAGTCCGGCGCGTACTTCATGTCGTAGCCGAGAAGCACGATTCGCTCAGCGCCCATCAGGTACGCGAGATTCAGAAGCGTGTAACCGCTCCCGTGTCCGTGGTGGATGACGCTTGGATCGGTCGACAGGCCGGGCGCGTTCTTCTCCGCAACCCAATTCAGGCCGTATCGGTCCGCCGCCGGCTTGTTGCAGGTCCATTTTTCGGCGGTTGTCGCCGCGAGGATCGGACTCCAGTAGTGATCCCACCATCCTTCATTGCATGCGTAGTGAACGGCTAGGTCGCATAGCTCCCAGACGTTATTGCATCCGAAGAGCCAGAAACCTTTACGCCGCGCAGCCTCGATCTGCTGAAGCGTCAGCGACGGGCCCGTCCCGATGCACGCGACCGTCCCACCGTAGTGCTTCATCCAGATCCACCATCGGGAATCGTTTCAGGTTACTGCCGGTCGTCGCATTGACAATCGGCATCGACGCTTCGACCTTATTGAAGGCCCGCGCCATGTCTGCGTACTGGGGACTCGTCGGCTGCCGCAGATTCATCGGGTGGTTGCCGAAGAAATGCGCTTCCGCGCTGAATCCGTAGTCGAATCCCACCAATGCGATATAGGCGCATCCCATCAGGACGGCCATATTCACTGCCTGGAATCCACTGTGCTCTGGATCGCCGTAGTGGATGTGCTCGGGATTCGTCGAGAATCCCTTGCCGTGCTTTGCCAGCACGAAATTCAAATCGTATCTGCCCGCAACCAGGCTCTTGTCGTCACAGAGTTGCAGGCTTTTACTATGCGAGGTCCATCGAGCGCCAAGAAACTGTCTCGCGCCGTCGTGCGCCGTCCACCACGAGAAGTCCGCGGCATAGAGCACGTCTGCATGCGGAATCAACCGATAGGCATCATTTACCACAATGACGCGCCAGCCATCGAACTGCGCCCGGCGCACCTTTACCGCGACTTCCCGGGTCAGCGAAGGTCCGCTCGCCGCGACAATGCAGCGACTACCAGACCAGTCGCTTATTTTCTGGAGCTGGAGCACGCAGCTTATTCTCTGGAGCGGGAGTTTTGCGATTACGCGGCGGGCTCTTGCGAACCCGCCGCTTCTTCTTTCCCTTCATTCGTCAGATCAGTCAGCGTTCTTGATGAACTTCAGGGCGTCGTTGTTGTACGGGATGCCGCCCCAGCGCCGGCTGACCCAGAACTTGGTCGTGCCCACAGTCGTGATGTTGTCGACCACGATCGTCAGCGGACCACGATTGACCAGCTCGTATGAACGCTGCCAGTTACCGAAGGCGCCAATGAGGCCGTCGACCGTGTTGCCACTCGCGAGATCTTCCCACGTGAAGACGGGATATCCGAAGAGCATGTCCGGCTGGTCCGCCTGCACGGACTGCTGCCAGATGTACTGGCCGGTCGTGTCCTTCACGCGACGCGCGATACCCTGCGTGAGCGAACTCATCGCGAACTTCGAACCAGTGCGGTAACCCGGAGCAAGGGTCGAAATCGCGGCCTGGAAGATGTCGAGCGTGAGCTTGTTCGGCGAACTCGTGTCGATGGTGTTGTGAGACACAAACTGGTAGACAGCCGCGGCGCGCATTGGCGACGCATAGTCCGCAGTCGAGGTCGGAGCCGAGTTCGTCATGCCGGTCGGCTGTCCCGAGCCGTTGCCGTTGTAGATCGCCGTCGCAAGCTTCACCGCGTGCGATTCAGCAACGTCGTTCACCAGCCAGCTCTGCACATCGAATGCCAGATCCTGCAGCGACTCCTTCGTCGCATAGAGGAAGGCGTACAGTTCGCCAGAGGTAGGCTTCACGTCGCGCGTATTCGGCGCATTGCCCTGCGAACGCGAACCCAGTTCTGCCGCCCATGCGCCGGACTGACCGGAGATCGTCAGTACGCGGTGATAGTCCGGCGTGCCGACCGTCTTCGGGACAATTGCGTCTACAACGCCTGAGGTCTTGAGAATCAGGCGATCGACCTGATCGGAAATGACCTTCGGAACCGCGTTGCCGCCCAGGAGGGCAGTGCCGGCGGTGACCGTATCGACCTTGGTCTGCAGTTCCATTTCCTTCTGCTGCAGCTTCTCGCGCGCGTCGAACGCATCGCGATCCTTGAAGCCCGAGCGCATCCACTTCTCGAAGTAGTGAACATCCTCTTCCACCATCTTCTTGATGACGTTGCCTTTCGGACGGTCGGCCAGCGACTCCAGAAGCTCGGTGCGCTCCTTCAGGAGTTCGTTCTGGCGGACGAGATCGTTCTTCGACTTGATCAGCTCAGTGATGTTCGTCTCGTACTTGTCGCAGCGTTCCTGCAACTCGCGATGACGAACCTCATTGCCCTTCTTCAGCTCGTCGATCGACGTGTCATTGTCCTTGCGCATCTCCTGCAGATGCTTGGCAATACCGTCGAGGGTTTCTTTCAGTGCAGCAGACATTTGGGTGACTCCAGAAATGAAAAACCCCGCTCGGGGCGGGGTCTGGTGTGATGCTTGTGCGGGACGTTCAGCCGGTTCGGCGCCATCGTCGTTCGAAGTTGAGCGCGACAAGATCGTCCGCGAGAGTCTTCAGAGACTCTGCGAACTGATCGTCCTCACTCAGCCCTTCGGCAACGATTTCCCGATCCATCTGCTTTTCCCGCAGCCCTTCATGGAGCGCCTTTGCGGCGCGCTCGAGTTCCTCGGCTTCTCCAGCATCACGCCGGGAGTCATCCGGCATCGCGCCGGAATCATCGCCAGACTTCGGCATCGCGCCGAAGTCGATATCTGAAATCTCATCGCCCGAGAGTGCGCGACTGGCAAGGGTATTCGCCTGGGACTTACTCAGCCCCTTTTCGCGCATCCAGTGCTCGAGCTCGCGTTTGAAATCGGGAAGGCTTTTTCCCTGCTCGTGCAGGCGAGCCTTGACGGCGCTGATGCGCGCCTTGGGATTCATTGGCATCGTGACGGGCGATGTCTCCCATAGATTGATCTGGTTCAACAGGCGTACGCCATCCTTGAACTCATAGGCGTCCGGCGAATCGAGCGAGAACCCGATAGATAGCGCCTTGACGGCCCCGCGCTTCATCATGACCTTCACATCGTTTCCGATGCTGGTGTCGATTAGCTCGCCCTTGACCTTGAGGCCCTTTGCGTCCGCATGCATGTCGAGCCACACACCCGGAACCATGTCCGGGCGATGCATCCAGAACATCTGCGGCCAGTCGCCAGACTTCCGCCAATTTGCGAGCGTCTCGTCGAAAGCGCCCTTCATGACAACATCGCCGCCGAGGTCAACGTTTCCGAAGGTCGAGCCGTAGCCTTCGAACTGGCCCGATTCGAGCGCCTTCAGTTCCAGCGGTACAGTGATGTACTCCACATTCATGTCGTCAGTTCCTCAGCGAGGCCCTTCAGGCGATTGAGGGAATCGAGCAATTTCTTCGCAGGATCGGGCTTGTTAGGATTCGGCTTTGGCGGAACGGGCGCTCCCGGATCTGCGATTGGATCGGCTCCGGCGACCACGAAATTGGCAGGGCGTACATAGTCGTTACCCCCGTCCGCGTCTGACACGGGATTCATCCCTTCCCGTTCGCGCCATTCGTTGGCAGAAATGACCTGGTTCTGCCGCTGGATCTGCAAGCCTTCCTGCCGGCTCTTGAAGTCCGCGCGCAGAATCGAATCGAAGTTGAAGCGAATGATGATGCCGCCGTTAACATCTTCGTCCGTGAGCAGATCGCGCTCCATCGCGGCCTCCGCGCATGTGCCGATTGGCATGATCACGTTGCCCGTGAAATCCTGATCCTGCTGCTCAACGTTGTTGAACGTCGCACGCTCAAGGTCGCCGACCAGATGCGGCGGGCATCCCCAGGCGCCAGCAATCACTGTGCGCTGGTACTTGCGAGTTTCGAGAAACTGCGACTTGTCATTCTCAAGCGCGATTGGTGTCGGCTTGTCCATTCCTTTGGGAAGCAGGGCTGCTCGGTGCGCACGCGCTCCACTGAACATGCCCTGAAAGTCTTCGATGAACTGCTTTTCCTCGTCGAGATCCTTGAATCCCTTCGATGCTGCCGCGAAGCTGAACAGCAGCAACGGAAGAGCACCGTTCGTGAAGAACGTCGCGCCGAATTTCTCCGCTGCAATCTCCAACGCAATGGCCTGTGCGACGTCCTTGACAGGAGAATCGCCAGTGAACCCATCACGGGCAGGTCCGCGCACGTGATGCACCTTGCTTGCGCCATAGGTCTGCATCTCCGCGCCACTACCCCACTCGTAGGTGAGGCCCCAGGTGTTCGGGTCCTGTTTCACGGTCACGTTATCCGGCCGCATCGGAAGTAGCTGCCGGATAGGTCCAGTCACGCCACGAGATTTATAGCAGTAGTAGCGCCCATATCGAGCGAACCAGCTCGACGCGTCCTGCCAATAGTTGACCCGTGTTTGGAATGAGTTCGGGTATGCCAGTAGCTTCGCTACCGGATGATTCGGCAGTCGCTCCTTAGCATCTAGGCCACCCTTCGTGGTCTTTCGGTAAACATGGACCGGGGTTACCGCAAACCTACGCGTAATGGCCGTAACGATGGCCTGAACTGTCGGCGATGTCATGCAGCTCTCTGGCGTTACATCGCCGATGACTCCCTGCTGAGCTGCGATAAGCCGCTCGAGCACATCGCCGCGACCGAGCACGTTTTGCTTTTCTTCTGGAAGACTCTGCACGAGTGCGCGCGTGATCTCCCAGCCCAGAATCTTCATATCGCGACGAGTCGTCCTGTGGCGTATTCGGCGCTTTCTCCCATCGCAAGACCCATCGCCATGATGAGCGCGACGACGCCGTCAATCTTCTCCGTCGCGACGTCCTTGCGCGGATACACATTCTCCTTCGCATCGACCTTCGCCGAGACGTTGCCCATCATCCAGTTCATGCACGTATTTCCGTCGTGCCAGAGAGTTCTGGCCATGGTGCGAGCTTCGACTTCTTTCATGGGCTCACTCATGTTCCTGACGGTTTGGTTGTACACGACAATTCGATCTTCAAATCCAGCGGATTGAAGCCGCGTGATTAGGTAGTTCGCCTGCCACTCGTCGAACCCTATTTTCTGCACGTCGACCTGGGACGCGATCTTCTGGATATCGGTCTCGATGAACTCGTAGTCCGTCATGTTCCCGGGCGTCACGATGATCGCGCCCTCGGTGCTGTATTCCCGATAGCGCTCGTTTTCCTCTAGAGCTGATTCGGGAACGTAGAACCGCGGAATTACGGAGTACTCTCCGCGCTGTTCAATGAGCATCACGACGGCCGCAATGTCTCGCTTGCTCGCAAGGTCGACGCCGATCCAGCAATTCGCGCCCGCGAATGCTTCTAGCTCCAGCTCGCGATTCTGCTGGCGCTGCCAGGCAAGCGTGTTCATCCAGACCGTACGTGCACCAACCCATTGATTCAGGTGCTTGGTGCGGAAGGCGTTCTGCTTGCTAGCCGATCGCTTCGCCTGCGCAAGCTGCGACAGCAGGAAGTCTTCGAAGACCGAAATACCGTAGTTCGGGTTCGCCTTCTTCAGGTTCGCAGGATCATCCCAGCGATCATCCTCATCCAGTCCATAGATGATCCCGAACATCGTCTCGTCATCAGCTTGTCTCTCTAGGATGCGGATCACGTCGCGCCGTTTCTGGTAGCACGGACCCGCGAGATTTGTTCCTGCCGTCGTGATGATGGACAGGAGCGGCTGCTCGCGAGCGCCCATGCCCGTCTGCAACGAGTCGACCATATGATCGGTGTCGTGCTCGTGGTACTCATCGACCAGCGCCCCGTGCGGGCTGGGCCCGTCACCGGGCTTGCCGATGATCGCCTCAAACCGGCTCATGTCCTCTGTCACGAACATGGGCCCGGGATTCTTCGCGTTGCCAGCGAGCTCTATCCCGAACCGATCGCGCAGTGCCGACGTTCGCTGCGCCATCTGCCAGGCCGGACGGAAAACCTCGTGCGCCTGCTTTTCAGTTGTCGCGCCGGAATAGATCTCAGCGCCGGCCTCGCCATCAGCACAGAACAGGTATAGACCACGCGCAGCCAGTCGAATCGACTTGCCATTCTTGCGGGGAATCTCTTCGTACGATTCGCGAAATCGACGGACCTGCGTCCCGGTCCGAACCCAGCCGAAGAGATTGCATTCGATGAAGCACTGCCACGGCTCGAGTACGAGCAGCTGCTTCTTGGCGCTCCATTTGCCTTTCGTGTGCGGTAGCTTCTGCATGAAGCTGACCGCGCGGTTGGCAAGGTCCGGTCGCCATTCGAAGTCCCAACCGTCGGCGGAACGCTTCAGGTCGTCGCGAAATCGCTCGCAGGCGAGGTGCACATACCGGCAAGCCGGGATCTGCCCGGCCAGCACCGCGTCCGCGTACTGTTCCGCAAGGTCTGACGGCTTAGAACTCATCGAACGGGTTGCCCTCGGCGGGCTTCTCCGTTCCTAGTTTCTGGCGATCGGCAGGCGTCATGCCCAAGCGGGCCAGCAGACTGATGAGCACCGTGTATTTGCGCGAGGCGAACTCGCTCGGCGCAGCCCGATATTCCACGATCAGATTCGCGAGCAGTTCCAGCGCGATTCGGTCGGCGCCCTTCAGTACCTTGACCGGCGCTAGCGACTCAACCTCAAACCATGCCGCTTTTGCGGCCTCGCTCAGGTGCTCAGGAGCCTGTCCAAGCGGCTGAACAACCTCGGGCAGCTCTTTCCTGTACCGCTGCGGATCATGGCGTACAGCGCCTTTGAGTTCGGCTACTTCACGAGGCTGGGGGTGTCTGGCCATGGGTTTAATTCAGCGGATGTGCGTTAGAGCT